ATCCGGCAGGCCGCCGAGATCAAGGCGGAGCTCGCAGCGATGCGCGCGCCGTCGAAGGCCGCGACCCTTTCGGGCGGGCGCAACCGCTCGGCGTACGAGCAGGGTGCCTTCCTCGGTGCGGTCATGGGCCTTCGGTCCGGCGACCCCGAGGTCTACTCGGCGTCGAAGGCAAAGCTTCAGTCGCTCGGCGGCTGGGCGCATGCCACCGGCAAGGCCACCCTCGGAACCTCTGACGCGACGGGCGGATGGGAAATCCCCAACGCCATCGTGGACGAGCTGCTCGTGCCGGCCATGGCTGAGTCGCCCTACCGGCGCCTCATGACGGTCGTGCCCGGTGTCACGACCGCGGCCATCGACCTGCCGTTCCGCTCGTCTCGCCGCGCGGCCGCCACCGTCGTCCCGTTCGGCGATGTCAAGACCAATGCCGACCTGGCCTACAACGGCTACACGGCGACCCTGTACACCCTCGCCAAGATCCATGACATTTCGATGCAGTTCGCGCGGCAGTCGCGCGGTGCTGCGGAGCGCGACGTCGTGGGCGAGCTCGCCGCTGCGTTCGCGCAGGGCGAGGCCGACTACATCCGCGAGGGCACCGGCTCGTCTCAGCCCTACGGCTTCATGACGGCTCTGGCGAACAGCCCGTCGACGTTCACCACGAGCTTCACCGCTTCGTCGACGACGCTCGCGGGTAGCATCGCGCGCTCCATCGCTGACGCGGCTGGTGCGCTCGCTGCGCGTGGTGTCCGCCCGAATGGTGCGCTCATGTCGGCGTCGTCCTTCTGGACGATGGCGAGCCAGGGCACCGATACGGCTGGCTTCTTCTTCAACACGGTCAACGGCGCAGGCGGCATCGCGCCCGGTACCCTCATGACGGCCTGGGGCCTTCCGGTCTACCCGGATGCCACGGCTGACATCAAGGGCACGGGCTCCATCACCGATAACCTCGTCGTCGCCGACTGGTCGAAGTTCAAGATCTTCACCGGCCAGAGCTACCGCGTCGATACGTCGGAGATCGCTGGCGAGCGGTGGGACCGCAACCTCATCGGCTTCCGGGCCGAGATGGAGCTGGCCTTCGACGGTCGGCCCGCGGTCTACGCGGGCTACGCTCAGCTCATCGCTGACATCGTCCCGTAAGCGCAAGCCGTCGGGTATAGTGGCCGGGTCGGACCGCGAGGTCCGGCCCGGCTTCTTTGTGCCGGTCACGTCATCGAGGGGATGATGGAAGAGCGAGAGTTTCGGACCCCGCACGGCGCCACGGTGCGCCTTCTGTGCCGGCCGGGCACCAACGACCATATGATGGCCCAGTCGTGCCTCGATGAAGACGAGTACGGTCTGGCGGACGTGCCCGTCGGATCGGTCAGCCTCGCGGCCGACATCGGCTCGCATATCGGAATGGTCGCCATCGGTCTCGCGGTCGACCATCCGACCGCTAGCATCCTTGCGGTCGAGCCGCTCGATGAGAACCTTCACCTCATCGAGGAGAACGCCCGCCTCAGCGGCGTCCTCGACCGCATCACGATCATCCCTGGCGCCGCCGCGAAGACGAAGGCGAAGGGCGTCCGCATCGCCTGGGATTTCGAGGGTCACGAGCAAGCGGCGATGCATCGCTTCGTCGCCAACCAGCCGATGCCCGACGGGACCAGGCAGAAGTTCGCGACCGTCGAGGCCATCACCCTCGCCGACCTTATCCCCGCGGGGACGCTCGACCTGCTCGTCACCGACTGCGAAGGCGGCGAGTACGAGCTCCTCGGCAACGCGAGCGCGGCCGGCAAGAACGCGCTGCGCCGGGTCGCCGAGATCCGCGGCGAGTACCACGGCGGCTACACCCGCCTCGTCGAGCTGCTGGACGCGACGCACGTCGTGGATCGGGTCGGCGGCGACGCGAACGTCGGCGGCTTCATCGCGAGGTTCCGCGCTTGAGCCGCATCGTCTTGATGCTCGCCCATTCCATCGAGGAATACATGCAGGTCCGGCTCCTCTCGGAGCTCGGCCATGACGTCCTCTCCATCGGCGCGTACCTCGACCCCGCGCATCCGGGCGACGACAAGCGGCCCGCCCTGCCGGGCGTCCCGTTCCACGCCGACCTTGCCGCCGCGGTGTCGGCCGCGCCCTGCTCGCCGGACATGCCCGACGATCATCTGTGGGGCGCGAAGGATTACCTTCCGGACGCGGTCCTTGAGTGGGGCGATATCTTCATCGTCCATCATTGCGAGTGGCGCTGGCTCGCGGGCGGCAACTTCGAGCGTCTGCGCGACGCGGGCAAGCGGATCATCTGGCGGACCGTGGGCCAGTCGACCCACGAGAACGAGGCCCGGATGACGCCGCTTCGGGCGCAGGGCCTCCAGATCGTCCGCTACTCGCCGAAGGAGCGGAGCATCCCCTACTACGCCGGGTCCGACGCGCTCATCCGGTTCTGGATGGATCCCGCCGAGTACACCGACTGGGTGGGCACGGACATCCGAGTCGGCAACGTCACCCAGGACATGCGCGGTCGGGCCGCGTGGACGGGCTGGGACTGGTGGCAGGAGGTCGCCCGCTACGTGCCGACGTACCCGGCCGGGCCGCGCTCCGACGAATGGGGCGGCCTCGGCGCACTCGGCTACGACGCGCTCAAGGCCTACCTGCGGACGATGCGCGCCTACCTGTACACCGGCACGTTCCCCGCCTCCTACACGCTCGGCTTCATCGAGGCCGCGATGACCGGCGTGCCTATCGTCGCGGCCGGTCCCGGCCGTTGGGGCCGCGACTTCTCCGGATTGCCGTACGGACACCTGCTCTACGAGGCTCACGAGCTGGTCCCGCTTTGGTCGGACGATCCGTACAAGGCCGCGCAGATGCTGAACCGGCTCCTTCACGACGAAGACTGGGCGAAGGCGGTCAGCGTCAAGCAGGTCGAAGTCGCGACCGCCCTGTTCGCGAAGGACAAGATCGCCGCTGAGTGGAGGGAGTTTCTTCGATGAGGATGCTTGCAGACTTCCACCATCACGCCCTGGCCGAGTCACTCGCCATCACCTTTACCGATCATTGGGGCGTCGACCTGTTCTATCCGATGGGGATGGAATGGTTCGATGAAGGCATCTGGCAGTTCGAGCGTGCCTTTCACGGCGACCGGGTCGCGCGCCAGTACCTCGAAGGCATCTGGGTTGGCGCTCACGTCGTCGACGGCATCGGGCGCCTTGAGGATCGTCGCCATCCGGGCCGCATCATCTGGGGCGTCACGCTCGAAGCTGCGCGCGCGTCTCATTGGGACATCGTCCTCTCGACCCTGCCGCACAATGACGAAGGCTTCCACCGTTTCGCGACCGAGCGAGCCGCGCGCTTCGGCGTCCAGGTCGGGAACACCATGCAGGACAGCCGCTTCGATCTTGCGAGTTTCATCCTCGCTTCATCGACGATGCCCGGCTACACCGACGCTTCAACGTGGGGCCGCGTGGTCGACTACCGCGGCGCGCCCATGGTCATCTATCACCAGGCATTCGACACGGAACGCAACTTCTTCCCGTCGACGGCGCCGGCGCTCTGGTCGGGCGAAGTCGCATCGTGGGTCAACTGCTTCCCCGAGACATCGCCCTATCCGTCCTTCCTGGGCTTCGCAAGGCGGACGCGCGACGAGTTCGACTGGCGCGTTTACGGCTCCTACGGCTCTGCCGCGACCGACGAGTTCGCCGCGGGCGACATCTCGCTCGTCCCGCAGATCGGCGACCGCATGCGCGAGGCCCGCATCGGCTTCCATATGAAGTCGTGGTCCGACGGCTATGGGCACGTCATCCACAACTGGGCCGCCATCGGGCGCCCGCTTATCTGGGTGGCGCCCTACTACCGCGACAAGCTCGCTGCGCCGCTCTGGGTCGATGGCGTCAACGCCTGGGACATCACGACGCGCAGCGAAGACGAGATCGTCGAGGTCATGAAGCGCCTGCGCGACGACGACGAGTTTTGGCAGGCGGCTTGCGAGTCGAGCGCCGCGCGCTTCCGCGAGATCGTCAACTTTGAGCATGAGGCCAACGTCATCGGGGAGATGCTTGGGCTATGAGAGTGCTATTCCTCGGCGACCTCGCCGCGACCGGTTTTGGATCGGTCACGACCGACCTCGGCCGGGCCATGCTCGACCGCGGCCTCGACGTCCGCTTCCTCTCCCAGAATGAGATCGGCAAGCTGCCGGAGCCGTTCGCGAGCCGGACCGTCGACCTCGCCTTCTACGAGTACCAGGCGGGTACCGCGGGCGTCACCGGCGTCCGCTCGCTCATCGGCGACATCATCGACGGCGTGCCGGTCCACCTGCTCGCCAACGGCGAGGCCTTCGGCGATTGGAAGCCGGATGCCGTTCTGCTCCTCTCCGACTTCGCCGCCGCGCGCCTGCTCTGGACCCGCTTCGAGTCCGAGCTCCGACGCGTGCCGACCTATCACTACGTGCCCATCGAAGGCATCGACCTGCCACCGCTCTGGGGCGCGCTCTGGTCGGTCGTCAAGCCTATCGCCATGTCTTCCTTCGGACAGGATGAGATCGAGAAGGTCACCGGAAAGCGGCCGGCGCTTGCCTACCACGGCGTCGACACGGACGCCTTCTTCCCCGTCAGCCCGAGCCGACCGCTCAAGGTGCCCATCGACGACAGCCCGGATTCCGCGATGGTCACCATCACGAGCAAGGAGGGCGCAAAGCGGTTCTTCGGTTTCGATCCGAAGTGGACTATCATCGGACGTGCCGACCGCAACATGCCGCGCAAGCGATACGGCTCGCTCTTCCGGGCGCTCGACCCCGTCCTCGCAGACCGGCCAGACGCGCGCTTGGTCGTGCATGCGTCGGCCTTCGACCAAGGTGGCTTCCTGCCCGATAGCGTCAGCAAGATGAGCCAGGCCGGCGGCTCGCGGGTCATCGTGACGGATCGCCCAGGCCTGCCGCGCTCTGTTCTCTGCGCGCTTTACAACGCCTTTGACGTCTACGCCACCACATCCGCCGAGGGCTTCGGCCTTTGCATCGCCGAGGCGATGGCGTGCGGCGTGCCCGCGGTCGGCATGGATTACTCCGCCGTGCCCGAGGTCATCGGGCCGGGCGGCATATGGGCGCCCGTCGCCTACACCTACGACAACGAATACGATCACAAGTGGGCGGTCCCGCAGGAAGACGAGTTCGGCCGCGCGGTCGCCCGCCTCATCGACCATCCGGCCCGCCGTCGTGAGCTTGGCACCCTCGCGCAGCGCCACGTGGCAACGACCTTCCGCTGGTCGAAGGCCGCCGAAGTCGTCGCAAACGTTATGCACGACAACGCTTGACACGGTAATGTGCGGCCTTAGTTCGGCCCGCAAAGCCCCCAGCCGAAAGGCTGGGGGCTTCTTCGTGTCTGTATCATTGAAGGGCACCAAAGGAGGCATCTTGTCGCTCTGGGTCACGGCCGCGCAGGTCCGCACGTTTGCTAACCTCGATGGCACGTCCGGCCGCTACAGCGACGCATCCATCGGGTCCAACATCCTCGCCGCGCAGGCGCTCATCGAGCAGCGGACCGGCCGCCAGTTCGACTCGACTACGGGAACGCGCTACTTCACGACCGAAGGGCGCGCGCAGCTCGCCATTCCCGACTTGCGCTCGGTGACGTCGGTGACCATCAACGGCTCGACGCTCGCGGCGAACGAGACCTACTACCTCCTCTCCGATCCGCGATGGCCGAGCGTCTACGTCGCCATCCAGTTCCGCTCCTTCAGCCGCGGGCGCCAGCCGTGGTACCTCTCGGTGCCGGATTGGTGGGACCGCGGCCTGGACATGTCCAACGGCTACGCCGACTCGTCGATGCCCAACGATCTCGCCATCGCGTCGAACGAGTGGGGATGGGCGACGCCCCCGGCAGACGTTCTCCATGCCACCAAGGCCACGGCGGCCTGGCTGACCAAGCGAGCCGACGCGATGCTCGGCAATGCGGTCTCGATGCCGGACGGGTCCGTCTACGCCTATGACCGCCACCCGCCCGAGCTTGACGCGGTCGTCGCCACCTATCGCATCGGCGAGCAGGCGGTCGGCATCGTATGAACGACCTGGAAGGCGCGGACGAGCTCAATCGCAAGCTGAAGGCGCTGCGCGATGGGACCGCCTCGCGGGCGCTGCTCCTTGAGCTTGGCAACGAGGTCGTGAGGAACGCCACCGTCAACCTTCAGCCGCACGACAAGACGGGCAACCTCTCGCGCTCGATCCGCGTGGCCGAGGTCGACGAGAACGCGCAGACCATCCGGGTGCGCGCGGGCGGCACGCAGGGCGTCAACTACGCGGCCTACCTTGAGTTCGGCACCGGCATCTATGGCCCCAATCGTCGGCCCATCGTGCCGGTTCGTGCCAAGGCGCTCCGCTTCCCCGCAAGCGGCGCGGCGACCCGACTGTCCGGAAACCTCACCAGCGCGCAGCAACGAGCTGGCGGCGGGTGGCAGTTCCGCAAGTCGGTCCGCGGCGTCAAGCCGGTCAAGTACATGGAAAACGCCATCAACGACACGGCGCGCGGCATCAACCTCGCGCCGACGTTCACCGCGGTCTGGAACAAGGCATGAGCGTCACCGCCGATCTCCGCAACGGAGCCAAAGCCATCCTCGATACCGTGCCGGCCATCGTTCAGACATACTCGGCTCGGCCCGGCTCCATCGGTTCGACGCCTGCCGCGTGGGTCGACCAAGTCCGCGTTGATCTCACGCACGACGCCGGTACGCGCCAATGGTCGGCTGAGGCGGACGTCCTTGTCGTCTGCGGCGGCTTTGACAATGAGGAACAGCAGGCCAACGCCGACACCATCCTCGATGCCGTGGTCGATGCGTTCTCGGACGCTCCACATATGGCCGGCGCCAACACGGTCAGCGAGCCGGTGCGGGTCCGTAGCACGACCGTCGATAATGGAAACGGCATCGTGTATGCCGCTTGGATCGTCACCATCGGGCGCTTCGTCTTCGCCGAAGGCCGTTAGCCCAGAAGGGCAGGAGGATCGACAATGCCCATCCAGGGCTTTAGCCGCTACCGTCTCTGGCAGTTCGGCAAGCAGACCGTTCACGGCACCGCCGTCGCGACCACGCGGCGCTATGCCGCGCGTGGCGTCCCGACCGTCGAGCCTAACTGGACCGCGCAGGATAACGTCGACGTCGGAAGCATCGACCCCGTGCTTCCCGATTACCGGACCGCGACCGACATCACCGCGTCGCTCACCGGCAATCTCACCTATGACGACATCCCCTGGCTGATGTCTGCGGCTGTCCGAGGTGGTCAGTCGGCGGTGACGTCCTCGTCTACCTACCAGTGGACCCACCAGGCGCTGAGTCTCACGGCGACCACGCTTGACGAGTGGACCGCGGAGTTTGCCGATGACGTCAGCTCCGACGGCTGGAAGTTCAAGGACGGGCTGGTCGAGTCGCTGGAACTGTCATTCGATGAGTCGCTCGGCCCGTGGCAGTTCACCTCGGGCTGGCGCTGGGGATCGGCTGACTATGGCGTCACCCCGACCGCCAACCTCGCCGTCGGCTCGAACCTGCCACTCGTGTTCGGCGCCGATACCAAGCTCTTCATCGACTCGACGTCCGGCGGCATCGGTGGCACGCAGATCAGCGACGCGCTGCATCGGGCGACCATCACCATCACCAATACGATTGATATCAAGCGATACGCGAACGGCTCCAATAGCCGGTTCGCCGTCGGCGGCTACGGTGTCGCCGGACGCGAGATCACGGCTTCCTTCACCTTTGCGAAGCAGTCCAATACGGTCGGCATCGCGGGCGAGGCGGCCAAGTGGCTCACCGCCGATCCGACCAATCGCTTCCTCAAGCTGAACGCGACGTCGCCCAGCATCATCTCGGGCGCCATCCCCTACTCCTGGGACCTGTTCCTCGCCGGCGCCTGGACCGCACGCACGGATGAGGAGATCGGCGGCAATACGGTCGTGACGCTTGAGTGTCGGGGCAGGTACGACGCAGGGCTGGGGTACATCCTCAAGTCCTACGCCGTCAACAACCGCTCGACCCTGTGAGCTGGCTGGCACCGGCTAGCGACCGCATCGCCGTCGAGCTCGGGGAGTGTCTGTGCCCAGGCGCTCCCCACACCGGCGGCGATACCGTCTGGCTTCGCAAGGCGCTGGACGTGGATGGTGGCTTCGCCATCATCGGCATCATCAGCACGCCGGATGAGCGACCGCTCATCGAGCGGCTCGGTCGCGCCTATCTTCGGCATGGCATCGTGGCCTGGACCTTCCTCGATGAGGATGGCCCGATTGCCTGCACGACCGAGAACATCGACCGGCTTGCGTGGAACGCATCCCTCCTCATGATCGCCAACGCGGCGGCCGATGCATACGCGGAGAAGGTGCTTGGCCCTTTAGTGGAGACGGCGAGCGGGTCCTCGCCGAGTGGGCAGTCGGACGAGTCGACCTCAGCAACCCCGCCATCCTCGGAGTAGCACCGGAGGCCGTCATGGCTATTCACGACGCGACATATGCGACGCGGCCGGCGAGCTATACCGAGCTGCGGTGGCGCCTTCAGTTCCTGTATGAGGAGCGCGTCGGCAAGCGCATCAGCGAGGCCCACCTCGCCGAAGAGGCGCAGGAAGAAGCCGCCCTTAGCCGTCTTCGCCATGTGACGGTCGCATGAGCGCGCTGGCTCAGAGCGCAGAGCTCGTCGCGACGATCCGCCTCAAGGATGAGTTCACCGCCACCGGCAAGAAGGCCGAAGGCGAGATGAAGCGCCTTGAGAAGCAGACGTCTAGCCTTCGCAAGTCGACCGAGCGGCTTCAGCGCGCTGCGGGCACGACACTCAAGAACTCCTTCAAGGTCGCCGGCGTCGCCGCGGCCTTCCTCGCGTACAACATCAAGCAGGGCATCAACGAGCTCGTCGAGTGGGAAGACGCGCAGCTCCAGGTCACCGCCGCCATCAAGTCGACGAATGGCGCCGCGCACGTCTCGTCGCAGATGGTCGAAGACCTCGCGAAGAAGTACGCCGAGCTTGTCATGGCCGAAGACGACGTCATCCTCTCGGCCGAGTCGATCATCCTGCGCTACCCCAACGTCACCAAGAAGGCTTTCGAGCCTGCGCTCAAGGCGGCGCTCGACCTCGCCGCGGCTACCGGCAAGGACGTCACATCGGCCGCGCGCGATATGGCCCGGTCGCTCAACGATCCGGTCGCCGGCCTCTCGCGGCTCACGCGCCAGGGCGTCACCTTCACCGAAGGCGAGAAGAAGAAGATCGCCGCGCTCGTCGAGTCCGGCAAGCGGTTCCGAGCGCAGACCATCATCCTCGACAAGGTCAATCAGCAGTTCGGCGGCACCGCGCAGAAGGCGAGCGAAGGCTACCGCGGCTCGATGGTGCGGCTCAACAAGGCCATCAAGAACCTACAGCAGGCGCTAGCAGCACCGCTTATCAAGCCGCTTGAGCGGATCGCTCGGGCGCTTGGTGACTTCGCCAACAAGCCCGAGATCGCGCAGGGGCTAACTGACTTCGGCAACGCCCTGGCGTCCTTCGTCACCGACGAGAACCTTACCAAGGCGACCGACGCGCTCAGCGAAGGCTTCCAGTTCGTCAAGAATCTCGACTGGAAGGCAATCGGCACCGGCTTCCAAACGACCGCCGACATCGCGAGCAAGTCTGTCGCGCTCTTCAAGAGCCTCCCGCCCGGCGTCCAGTCGGCGCTCGTGACGCTCCTCGCCGCGAACAAGCTCACCGGCGGTCTCGTTGGCGATGTCTTCAAGGGTCTTGGCGGCCTCGTCCTCAACAACCTCAAGACGATCACGGCGGCTAACGTAACGGTCATCGGGACGAACGTGACCAATAGGCCTGATGCCGCGACGACACCATCGGTCGCCGCAGCCGTGACCGCAGTCATCCCAGTTATCGCGTGGGACCTCTTCTTCCGCAAGCCGGTTGAGGATGCCGTACAAGGCGCGCTCGGCAAGCGGGGACCGTTGGACCTCGGCGGCGAGTCGCTCATGGGACCGGGAAAGACGCTATCGAGGCGAGATGTGCGCCGTGCCTTCCTCGGCTTCGATAATCCGTTCTTCAACTCGCCGACGCGCCAAGGCGGAACGTTTGGCGGGTCAACCCTTGCGCCCTCGTTCCCCAACTCCAACGCCCTGCGCGACCAGTTCACGACGCTCGCGAACACCCTTTCGAGGCAGGGCAAGCTTACGGATGATCATTACGTCGACCTTGCCAACTCGGTCGCCAATGGGACCAAGACGTACAGGCAGGCGGTCAAGGAGCTTCGCGGCATCAAGGGTGCGCAGGGAGAGGTCAAGGACGCTATCAAGGGCATCAAGTACCAGTTCACCCTCAAGCCCTCGGTGACCATCTCCGCGTCTGCTACGGGCAACGCCATCACCTTTGCCGCTAACGGGCAGCGGCTTGAGATTCGCTAGTGCCGCTCGAATGGACCATTGGCGGGGTGGACAAGTCCGATAGCGTCCGCTATGAAGGCTGGACGCTCGCCGAGATGGCGCAGCGCGGGCAGGTCGGCGCCGCGACCACGATCATCGACGATGTCCTCGGCACGTATCTTCCTCCCGCCCAGAAGGCGGTGACGGTCAACGAGTCGAGCGCCACGCCTAACCGCGTCTTCACCGGCTACGTCGCCGAGCGCACGACCTCGGATTTCCAGATGCCGCCGGGTCAGCGCCAATGGACGGTGACCTTCGAGGATCTGAACGTCCTCCTTGACGACCGCATCGTCGGCCCGAACGGCAACCGTCCCGCGGAGTCGGACCGCGAGCGCATCCTATGGCTTCTCTCCGACCTGTCGATGGGGCCAATCACCTCGGGCGTCATCCACGCGGCGAGCGACAACGTCGACATGGATGCGGTCGACTACCGAGGCAAGCGGCCGCGCGACGTCCTCGAAGATTGCTCGCAGAAGTCGGGATGCAACTACTTCGTCTATGACCATAGCGCGAGCGGGACCACCCTCGCGCCCAAGCTCTTCTACGATCTCGGCAGCAACGGGACGCTACCGTCGACGCTGTACCTCTCCGACAGCGCGGCAGACGTCGACAGCACGACCGTCTTCGGCGTCCAGGGCGTCGAGTACTCGTACGACCCCAGCCGCGTCTACTCGCGCGTGCGCGTGCGCTACAAGCAGGGCAGCACGACTCAGGTCAACGACATCACCGGCTCAAACTTCCGCGTCCGCGAGGTGTACAAGCGGTACATGCGGACCAAGACCGAGCCGAAGGCCATCCAGCAGGCGACCAAGTGGTTGAGCCATGCGGCGACCGAGCAGCGGTCGCTCCATGTGTCGGTCGTCTTGCCGGCCGCGTCGGTCAACCTCATCCGCGCGGGCATGAGCATCGGCATCAAGCTCACCCGCCACGGCATGACGGGCTACGAGTCCTGGCGCATCACGGGCCGCTACGTCCGGCCGCTCAACGACGTCACCTACGTCGTCGACCTTGACCTCAAGGACAAGATCAAGCCGACGCGCTGGCAGGAAGGGCCGGACGTCTCGGTCGACGAAGAGTTCAGCAACGCGACCAACGTCTCGACCCCGGACGCCGCGGGCGTCACCATCGACGCCGACAGCATCACCGTCCGCAACGGCTCCGGCACGGTCGTCATCGACGGCTCATCCGCCTTCTGGTCGATCCTCGCAAGCGGCTCGATCACGCTTCCCGAGGCGCGCAACAACAAGGGCGTCCAGAAGAAGTCGCTGGAAGTGACCATCCCCAACGTCACGACCGATCCGGTGACGTGGTTCGCGGCCAGCGGGCCGATGCGCGACGGCACGGGCAACTGGGGCCAGTTCCTGCCGATGCTAGAGATGAGCGCCAGCGGCGTCATCCTGCGCGCCATCCAAGGCCGCTCACGCTATGCGTCCGGCACCGGCTCCAACATCCGCATCGCCATCCAGGTCACGCGCTTCAGCACCACGACCGTCGAGCCGACCCAGACCGTGAAGTATTGGGTCATGGACAAGAGGAGCATCTGATGCCCGACATCGACGACCCGTTCCTCGAAGAGCTCGAACCAGTCGCCACGCAACAGGGCATCGACGTTCCTGGCTCGCGCTCCGGATTCAGCGACTTCATCAACTTTGGCATCTTCAACGGCAACTTTCGCGTCGGTCCGCCGCAGGCCGCGAGCAACATCGACGTCGCGTCATCGCTCGCTGGATCGAACTTCCTGCCCGGTTGGCGCTTCGTCCAGTCGTCAAACACGACCATTACGGGCAGCGTGGTTGCATCGACGATGACCGCGTCTGGGTCCAACTTCCGCTTTACCATCGACCCGTCGGCCACGGTCGGCGATAAGGCCTATCTCGAACAGATCGTCGATATCGGCGGCAGCGCGACCGGCGACGCCGGCGGATTGCTTCGCGTCACTGGACGCTCTTCCTACACGACGAGCGGCGCCATCTGGGTCGCCACGCAGTACCTCGCCGGCGATGGATCGGTTCGCGGCATGCCTGCGGAGCAGGTCAAGGTAGGTACGTTCAGCACGCTTGAGACGCTTATCCCTACCGGCTATCAGGCGTGGTCATTCGATACGACGCCAGACGAAGACCCGCCACCGGCAGGAGCGCGGTACATGCGCTACCGCATCGTCAGCTCGCCATCCACCGCGTCGGCTGGTAGCACGGTCGACATCTACGATGTGCGCCGAGAGCGTGCGGTGACCAACCTCCGGCTGACGGATCGTGGGCGGACCGGCATCAACGCGCTCTTCGACGTCTACTCGTCCGGCTCCAATCTCTTCTGGCAACCGACGTCGACCACAACCGGCGCAACCACGGTCAAGCGGCTCCTCAACGCGCAGCTGGTTCCGGTGATGTTCTCGCTGGTCAACGTGCCGGCCAATGCCACGACCGATATGCAACTGTGGGGCGACACCGCGCTCGGTCTTGCGACGCCGCGCATCGGCGTTCCATGGGGCGGATGGATCGTCGGATGCAGCTACCGCACGTCAGCCGTCCCGACCGCTGGCGGTGGCACGGCGCTGCGCATTCGCGTCCAGCTTGGCGGCACGACCCAATGGACGCCCTTTACCCTCTCCGGTAGCGGCCTGGAAGCGACCAACGATGCCAAGAGCGTCGACGTGGGAACCTACACCTACACGGCGAACCAGCAACTCGGGGTAGCCATCGAAACGAGCGCGGGCTATACGCCGACGACCGCGGACATGGCCGTTGTCGTGTGGGTCGCCGTGAAGTACGACGGAGCGTAGGCATGGCCGTTTCCTTCATGCTCGCCTGGGATGAGTTCGGACACGTCATCGCGACGTGCGAGCAGCTCGTCGGCACGTCGCCGGAAGGCGTGCGCGGCTTCGTCGACGCCGAGGCGCACGAGCGCGGCGGCGAGCGCATGCGGCGGCTATGGAACGTCAATGGCGCGGTCGGCTCGGGATCGTGGCCCGAGTTCCTCGGCGGCAAGGCGCACGACTTCGACGTCATCCTTGATGGCGATGGACTGCCGCTTATCACGGCGCTCGTTCACCGGCGCAGCGGCCACATCCGCGAACGATCCGCCATCGAGGCGGCGCTCGCCGTGGAAGGCGCTTCACGGTGGCGCATCTGCGGCACGCCGTCGGAGCCGTTGCAGGTCGACGACGAGGGGCGTACAATCTAGGAGCTTCTCCTCCTCGCTCTGACGACCCCGGCTTCGGCCGGGGTCGTTGGTTTCTGCGGCGCGCGCTACCGTTGACACGGTAATCGTGGGCGTGTATAATGCACCCGTACCGGCACGTCGCCGGTCCCAGGAGGTGCGTGAATGGTCACGCTCAAGGAAGCCGGTGAGGCGCTCGGTATTTCGGCCGGGACCCTTCGGTCGCAGATCCGCAATGGTGCCATCCAGGGCACCAAGGTCGGCCCGGTCTGGACGCTTGATGAGCAGACGGTCGAGGCTTACCGCACCCGCTCGCTCGGCCGGCGCTTCGGCCGAGACCCGAAGTAAGGGGAGGAGGAGAAGCATGGAACCCCGAACCGAGGCAGGCCGCGAGGCGGTCGCCCGCTTGCTGCATCTCATCGAGCTCGCCAAGGCAGACGCCGACCAGGCGCTCATCGAGCATGGCGCCGAGTCGCCTTCCTATCTCGTCTGCCGCGGCATCATCGTCGGCTACGAGTCGGCGCTCTGGTCGGTCCGCTTCGACCTGCAGCTCGTCGAGATCGAGGCGGCATCATTGGGCAGCGACATCTACAAGGCCGATCCGCGCCGCGTCATCATCATCAACGGTGCCGCATGAGCCGGGCCGAGCAGTCCGCGGCGCTCGCTGCGCGCGATCCGCGGCAGTTCCTCTCGAAGTCCTTCATGGTCGGCGCCGAGCTCTGCGGCGAGCGGGCGCATCTCGACCTCAACCGGCCGCGCCCGTTCCGCATGAATGAGGCGGTCCTCTTCGGCAAGGCCATCGACGTCGGCGTCGAGGCGCTCATCGAGTCGGCGCGCAAGGGCACGCCGAGCGTCGCCTTCGCCGCGCACGAGGCCGAGCTGGTCATGCTGGATCACGACGAGGCGCTCTGGCCAGCCATCGAGGATGTCGACCTCGCGCTCAAGGCGTTCCTGCCCTATATCGAGCAGTTCGACATGGTCGACATGGTCACCCAGCCGCACATCCGCGCGGACGTGGCGGGTATCGACTTGACGCTCGACTGTCACCCGGACGTCATGGGGCGGGACGGTTCCATCATCGATATCAAGACCGCCAGGCGGGCCAAGGAAGCCGACGCAGCGGCCCGCTCCTACCTTGAGCTTGGCGCCTACGTCCTCGCCGCGGAAGCCGCGAGCGATACCCGCGTCGGCTGGGTCGCTTACATGACGTGGGTGCGGACGAAGACGCCCTACTGGCAGGTCGTCGACTTCGAGGTCACCGACGAGTTTCGGCGCCGTGCAAAGGAGCGCATCCGGCGCTACGCTGACGCGGTCAAGGCTGACGTGCGGGCCAATGCCGAAAGGGCGGCAGACCCGATCAACGTGAGCTTCCCCAATGGTCCGGCGTTCCCGAGCCTGTGCGGCGGATGCGCCCACGCTCCGAAGAACGGCGGCGCCTGCACCATCACCGAGGAGGTCTAGCAATGGCAAAGGAGTTCGCGAGCGACTACATCGACGTCGCCACGCGCATCAACGAGGCGAAGGCGGTCTACCCGGAGCTCACGCTCCAGGCCGAGATCGTCGCCATCGACGACAACCGCGTCGTCATGCGTGCTTTCGCGTATCGCAGCGCCGACGATCCGCGGCCCGGCATCGGGCACGCCTGGGAGGTCATCCCCGGCCGGACGCCCTACACCCGCGGGTCGGAACTGATGGTCTGTGAGACCAGCGCATGGGGTCGCGCTCTGGCCGCTCTGGGCATCGCGACGAGAAACGGCATCGCCAGCCGCGAAGAGGTCGAGGCGGCCCAGTCACGCCAGTCCGCGCCTATCGAGGCGCCACGGCCCGCAAATCGGCCTCAGACGGTCACCGGCGACGGTCTGACGGTCGGGCAAGCGATGGATGCGCTGAAGATGGCCGGCATCGAGCGCAACGCCGTCTCGGAAGCGGGCAAGCGGATCGCCGGAACCTGGTCGCTCAAGGAGATGACGCCGCAGCAACGCGCCGCGGTCGTCGCCGAGCTCACCGGCCTTGTGCCGGTCGAGTCCGAGCCGGTCGCCGGGTCGTCCGCGGCCGACTTCGACGATGTGCCGTTCTGATGGTCATTTGGTGCACCGGGGGCCGCGCTCGCTGCGCGGTCCTCGTCGCCCACGATTGCCGGGTCAAGGCTCGGCAGCGTCGGGCGACTGCCATGGCGTTCATCGCCGCGCAGGCCATCGTGGTCGGTCTCGCGGTCATCATCGGGAGCGCGCGAGCATGAAGGTCGAGACGGTCAGCGCGGATCTGTTCCCCATCGAAGGGCAGGCGCGCGTCGGTTCGCTGGCCATCGTGGCGCCGGCGGTCATCGAGGATGTCGCGTACATCGACGGGATGACCTGCCTCGGATGTACGGGCACGTTCCAGGTCGGAGATGTGGTCATGCTCGTCCGCGACCGGAAGGGCGTCGCCTACATCCATGATCACGACATCCGAAGGGAGAGGATGGCATGAAGCAGCTTCAGGCATTCCGAATGAAGCGGTCCCGCCAGACCGGCCACCGCCTTTACGATCAGTACGCGATCCTTGCTCACGATGAGCTCGTGGTCGCTGACTTCGTCAAGCAGTTTCAGCCGGTCAACATCTCCGCGACGCGGGCCAGGGCGAGCCGGGCGCATGGATGCGTCTTCTCTCATGGATCGGTCGTCGTCTGCCGAAACTCCGACCGGAGCCATCGCGAGGCTATCGCGAAGATCGACCCATCCGGCGAACTGTACGATCAAGACATCATCCTTGCGACGGGAGCGCGGTCACTCGCCGACATCCCGCTCGGCTACGAAGAGGACGAGGTCGGCTACATCACCGTTCGGATCTACCGAGACTGGGCCAAGTGCCTTCGCAAGCATCACGGGCACCTCTTTCCGAATGAAGCGGTCATGGCGCTCATCGACCGCTACTGCAAGGATGGAGTAAAGCTGTGAGCCTGGCCGACGACATCCTCGCCTATCCCACCCAATCTGCGATCCGCGAGGAACCGTGCGCCTGCGGCGGTGCTATCACGCTCGCCTGGCCGGCGACCGACGAGCAGCTCGCCCGAGCCGTCTGGCAGCACATCAACCGGCCGCGCCACCTCGCCTGGCGCGAGCGCGAGGAACACCAGCCGAAGCGCGACGCCTACGAGGACCGCCTTCGGTAGGTGCTATACTGGTCCAGACGGTCAGATCGTCTAATCATGAGGCCCGCTGGTGATCTGACCACCTGCGGGCTTCTCCATTGGGGGTCAGATCCCTTGAAGTGCGAAACGTGCGGTAGGCTACCAATCCATTCCGACCCGGACGCTGCGCGGGAACTTTTGGCGCAGGTTCGCCTGGCGAGTCGCGAGCGGATGCACCGTACCGAGTCAGTCGTCTTCGGCGTCAATGAGGAAGCGCGGCTACAGATGGCGGCCTTTCTCGGCAAGATGCTTGAGCGTCCGCCGCTGTCGCGTCCAACGGCCGCGTACCAGGCCATCGCCGATCTCATCTCCGCGGTGTGGTGGGACGTAGCCGATGCGACCCCGGACCCGCTCGACGCCAACTTGAGTCATCCTGCGCTCAACGAGCATCACCCATGGGGATCGCGCGATGAAGGTTGAGCGAGTCGGTCTTGGCTATCGGGCGGACATCGTCGAGGAAGGCATCGCCATCGGTATCGACCGTCTTACCGAGGCGCGTGGCGAGATGACCGGCGAGGTGACCGTTCAGCGGGCGCCCGAAGGTCACATCATGCGCTCGCGGCTCAACCTGACGTCGAGCTCCGCGCGCAAGCAGGCGGCGAACTTCTGCCGCGAGCGTTCCCCGGGAGCGGATTGGATCGAGCTGTTCGAGCGGTTCGCGGTCGGCGTTCTCGACCAGGAGCGCGATGGAGCGCCGGCGCGGCTTATCGGCGACCTTCCGTTGCGGCCGGGTATCGACTGGTTGCTTGAGCCGATCCTCATTCGCGGCACGGCGACGATGCTGTACGGCGAGGGTGGGGTCGGCAAGTCCACGATGACAGCCGCTATCGCGCTATCGGTGGCCTGCGGCCGGAGCATCATGGATGGTTGGTCGGTGAAGTCGCAGACGCCGGTGCTCGTCATCGACTGGGAGTCCGATAGCGACGACTGGAACGACCTGTTTCAGCTCCTGCGTGCCGGGATGGGTTATGAGCCGCCCGCGGTCCACTACATGGAAGGGAAAGGGTCGCTTCCTGGGATGATCCATAGAGTCGCTCGCGAGATCGACCGGACGGGCGCAGGCTTGGTCATCATTGATAGCGTGGGCCTTGCGACGCCCGCTAGTCGTGAGGGAAGCGACGCGAACGATAGCGCTTTGCGGCTGTTCGCCGCGCTTCGTACGCTCGGCGTGACATCGCTGCTCATCGATCACGTCAGCAAGGCGCAGGTCGCCAGCGACTCGTCTGCGCAGGGACCGTACGGTTCGGTGTACAAGACGAACAGCGCACGAAGCGTGTATGAGCTCCGCGCTGGGCCGGAGACCGAAGACGGTGCGCGAACGATCATCATGCACCATCGCAAGGCGAACAGGACGCGACGGCAGGAGCCGGTGGCGATCCGTGTGACGCGTGACGACCGCCACATCCACCTCGAGCGTACCGAGATGCCCGCGACGACGCCGGCCATCGGACGCGAGACGGATAGGGCGTCGGATCGTGTCCTTGCTGCCTTCGAGGCTGGTAGGCCGATGAGCCGGAAGGAGCTTGCCGAGGCATCCGGTGTAAGCCCTAGCCAGGTCGGCGTTTATCTCAGCCGGGAACTTTCAGGAAAGGTCGTCCGGGTCGGTGGAGAGGGTCGCGAGGCCCTCTACGAGCGTCTGTAACAAGTTGTTACAGATGGCTGTTACAGATGCGAAGGGTGTGTGTAACAACACACTCCCCCTACGGGGGAGGGTGTGTGTTGTTACAGCCACCCTGAGGCCTACGGAGGAGATCGTGCGGAAGTCTTGTTACAGTTCCGGCCATGCCTGGCGGCTCCGTCATCGAGACGCACTCGACGGGTGTGTCTACTGGTTGCTCTGTCTTCGATGTGGTGACGTTCGATGAAGCGACAGACCGCCCACACCGTCTACCTCTACGAAGACGAGGCGAAGATCGCGGAGCAGCTTCGCGACGAGGGGAACTACGTCAGCGTCGGTTATTGCATCGAAGACATCGTCCGCGACCATCTGCGGCGAGAGAAGGCACGGCTTGACGCCGAGGATGGAAAGTGACCGACGAGCGCAGGGCACGCGGCCGGAAGGCGCGAGCCAGGGGGAACGCCTACGAGCGGTCGGTCGCCGAGCGGCTCGGCGCACGGCGCGTAGGGCAGTACGGGGGGAAGGCGGATGTCGAGTCCGAGTGGATCGCGGTGCAATGCAAGACGGGCAAGTCATACCCGGAACGGCTCGACGGCTGGCTCCGTAGCATCCCGTTCCGTGCCGGCCAGCTTCGCGCCGTCGTCGTGAGCGACTCGCCCGGGCCGGGACACCGCCGCCGCGAGCTCATCGTGCTGGATCTCGGCGACTTCATCGACTGGTACGGCCAGCCGCAGGAAGGCGACGAAGAGTGGTCGCCCTGGGTCGGCGATAGAAAGCGGGAGCAGCGATGACCCCGAAGCAATGGGCGGACCGGATGCGCCGGACCGCGTGGTCGCAGGGCTGGACGCTAGAGAAGCTCGCCGACGAAGTCCCGATGGCCCGCAGCGCCATCTACCGCTACGGCAAGGGCGACCGGATGCCGACCATCCAGACCGCCGAGGCAATCGCGCGCATCCTGGACGCGCCGTACCTCGCCGAGGAAGTCGTCAATTGGCGGCAGAAGCAATGCATCGTCTGCGGCGCCACCTACGTCGACAAGGGCACCAACCATGCGGCCCGCTTCTGCGGCGTCCCGTGCAGCCGCACCTATCGGTCACGCATTGATCGCGCCATGCTCACCGAGTCCAACGCGCACGCTGCCATCATCGCGAAGCGTCGACTCAAGAAGTACAGCCTCGCGGTCGTGGCCTTCTGCCGGGCGTGCGAGCCGGAAGGCATGTGCCGCACCCAGGCGTGCGAGCTGCGGAAGGTCAGTCCGCTTCCGCTGGTCGTCCGGAAGGTCGGGTAGCGCGACGGGCGTATCATCGTCCGGCACGCTTGAGGTGACCATGCCGGACCCGCGAAACGCGCAGGAGCTCGCCACGGTCGCGGATCGTGTGGCCGATAGCGAGGTGACATGGCGTCCAGCCGTCGCAGGGCAGGAACCGATGGCCCGAGTGAGACGGCGCGCCTACAGGGAGGGGAAGCCCGTATGGGAATGCTGGATCGACGGCAGGTGGCTACCGTGCCCTGCCCGATGATGTGGGCGGTCGGCCCGTTCCGCGAGCGCGGCACGACCGAGCGCGCGACCCGCGAGGATTGCCCGGTCTGCGGCACGGCCGGCGTCGCGTCGACCGACAACGTGACCCGGTGGCACCCGTGAGGTCATTTCAGCTGATAGCCAACGTCATCGGGGGCGTCATCGCCGCCGCGATGCTCTGGCCCGCGACCGCTGCGGCGCCGGCGACCGCCGCGGCCGGATGCCAGCCTGGAGCGCATAGCCGCCACCGCCCGCCCGCCATGATCCGCGTCTGGGTGCCTCATCTCCACAAGGTATGGCGCCCGACCCTGCGCGAATACACGCTCCGCGTCATGTCGGCCGGCGCCGCCCCGGCCTACCTCCCCGATGCGTCGCTTCGGGTGATGGCCCTCGTCGTGAGCCAATACGCCTGGTACGAGGCGCTCCACCCGAGCGAAGACAAGCGATCCCCGCGGGCAGGATGCTGGGACATCAAGAACGGCGGCGCCGAAGGCCAGTACGTCTGGCCTTACTCCGGTTTGCGGCCATACACGAAGCGCCAGGAAGCCGCAGTCGACGACGTCCTGGGCTGGACGCTATGGAAGCCCCGCGATGGACGTCATTGGTTCTTCCGGCCTGGCTGGCGCGACGGCTACGGCGGCCGATGCGGCACCGCCATCGACCGATGGCACATCCCCGAGGATGAGGTGACCGACTGCGCCAAACGCGGCTGGTCATGGCAACGGATCGTCCGCGCGTATCTCGGCCCGGTCAAGCTTGAGGCGCCGCGATGAGCTTTATGACACGGGCGCAGGATGCCCAGCGCGGACGCAAGGGCGGGCAATGCACCGCTGGCCAGGCGCTCGACTCCTTCCTCCCCGACTACCGCGCACAAGTCACGGCCGCGCTCGCGGACCTCACCATCTACTCGTCGGTCATCGCTTCCATCCTCGCGGAAGATGGTTATGAGATCGCCGCGGAGACCCTCAACCGGCACCGTCGCGGCCGGTGTAAGTGCGATCGATGAGCAACCTCGACGACCGCGTCCGCGACGAGCAGCGAGCCGCCGAGCTTCGGCAGTCGCTCGACCGGACGCTCCGCCAGCTCGAGCGCGCCAAGGTCAGCCGAGACGATCTCGTCGACGCGGTCTACCGCGCTGCCAGGGATGCCGCCGCGGTCATCGACGTCCCTCCCGTCAAGCCGCCGAAGCCGCGCAAGACGGCGGATGAGAAGCCGCAGACCGCCATCCTCATCGCCGCCGATTGGCAGCTTGGGAAGGTCACGCCCGACTACGACAGCGAGACCGCCGCGGCCCGCGTCAGCGCCTACGGCAGGAAGTGCGCCGAGATCATCGCGGGCCAGCCGCATCCGGTGAGCGACGCCCGGCTCCTGGTCGTCGGCGACCTTGTCGAAGGCGAACTTATCTTCCCGTCGCAGTCACACCGCATCGATGCGAGCCTTTACCGGCAGGTCTTCGAGGTGGCCCAACTGCTCGCGGAGCTCGTCCGCACGATCCTTACGGTCGTCGAGCGCGTCAAGGTCACGAGCGTCATCGGAAATCATGGCGCGATAGGCGGCCCGGTCCGCCAGCAATCGCACCCCGAGACCAACGCCGACGCCATGGCTTACAACGTGGCGAGGCTCCTCCTGCGCGACGAGCCGCGCGTCGAATGGCCCGAGCCGGTGACGGCCGGCGAGCGCCACTGGTTCGCCACCGATGAGGTCCGCGGTCGCACTTGGTTCATCTTCCACGGCGACCAGATCAAGTCGGCGTCCTTCGGCATCCCGTGGTACGGCTACCACAAGCGCCTGCTCGGCTGGGCCACCAGCGTCGCGCCGTTCCACTACTCCGCGTCCGGCCATTGGCATACCGCGGTCCGCATGCAGGTCAACGCCATCACCCATTGGGGCGCCGGGTCGACCGAGTCCGCGAACACCTACGCGCAGGAATGGCTGGCTAGCGGCGGGCAGGAACCGAGCCAATGGCTCCTCTTCCAGGGCGACGATGGCGTCACCAGCGAATGGTTGATCCGAGTGCGCGAAACCGCTTGACAATCTGCGCGGGCGCGTCATGCCGATGCGGTAAACTAGTCCGGCCCCACTCAGACCCCGGCAGCGATGCCGGGGTCTTTCCCTGTCCGCTAGACTTGACGCATGACAGTCACGGTCTGTCTCGGCGCGTCGCGGCGGATGGGGTCCCCTTACCCATCCGCGCCGCGTCTTTCCCTGTGATCGACCCCGGTATCGCCGCGCAGGTGGCGATGGTCGCCGTTGCTGCCGTTGTCGGCGGCTCCATCGGAGGGTTTCGCGCCTTGGCCCGTGGAAGGAAGATCGACGGCGAGGAAGTCGACCTAGCGATGGCCGCGCAGCGCGAGCGCATCGAGCTCCTGGAGACCCAGAACAGGGAACTGACGACAAAGGTCATCCTCCTCGAAGGACAGGTTCGCGCGCTTCGCGAGGAGCTCGACATCGAGAAGCGGATCACCGCCCGCCTTAACGGCGGACAGCCGTGACCTATCTCGTCCCCCAGCTCGGCTACGGCACGCCGCACGACGGCGACAACTGCGGTCCGGCGTCGGTCGCCATGGCCCTGCGCTGGTCGACGCAGCACGACGTGATGCCGATGCCGCCGGAAGTCCGCAAGGCGTTCGGCGATCCCATCGGCGGGACGCAGATGAGCGACCATCCGAAGGCCTACGCTTCATTCTCCGGAGCCGCGACCCGCGCAGGCTGGACGCTAAAGCCGCTCAAGTTCCACGATGCCGACCCGTGGGACCGCTTCCTCGAAGACATCTCATCCGGCCACGGCGCGACGATGGCGATCGACTACAGCCGCGTTCCCAAACACCTCAAGGGCGACCCGCGCTTCGATGGCTTGCATGCCGTCTTTGTCTCGCGCATCCGCACCCGAGCCGAGACGACGGAACTGCGCGTCTGGGACCCGTTGTGCGATGGCCGCCGGCCGGGCATCCCGCGCGGTCCTCTCTGGTACCCGAAGCTCACGCTCAAGGCCGCGGCGGCCGGATACGCGGGCGCCGGTAAGGCTTCCTGGTGCCGCGTCACGAAGGCCGATGGCATCTACGATCCGCCGCTTGACCCGTGCGATGCCGCCATCCGCGAGTTGACGACCGAGCGCGACGCCTACCGCGATGTCCTCATCGAGGCGCGGTCCGCGATGGTCAACGCCGTTTCCGAGATCGGACCGGTCATCGCCGATATCGACGAGCTCATCCCCCAGCCCGCCCATGGTGACGGCACCGTCGGCGAGGGCGTCATCCCGCGCGGATGATGCGCCTGATCGTCGCCTTCCTTGTCGGGCTGGCGCTAGGATGGATGGCACGCGAGCCGGACGAGACCGAGCCGGACGTAGCGCAGGGCGCCGGCGACTACGGGCGCTACATCCACTAGGAGGCAGCATGGAAGGCACAACCGTCTTTGGCCGGAACCCGGTCCTCATCCTCGCGCTCGTCCAGGCGGCGGTGGCGCTTGCGGTCGGCTTCGGGCTGAACCTCAACGGGCAGCAGGTCGCGCTTGTCATGGGCTTCAGCGCGGCGGCGCTCGGCGTCATCGCGAACCGTCGCGTCACGCCTAACGTCTACCTCGAAGAGGCCGAGTGAGCGGTAGCCTCGCGGACGTCCTGCCGCGCGTGGAGAAGCCCGAGCGGCGGGACATCCATACGGTCGAGTACCACGAAGGTGGCTACACCTGTCAGGCCGATTGGTGCGGCTTCCGCACCGACGATCTCGGCGAGGTGGCCGCGCACGTTGTGAGGAACCAATGGCAGTCGAGATGATGCCCGGCCGCAACGGCGGCGCGCTCCGCCGAGGCGGCGGCAACATCGTCAAGAAGGAGCAGGCGGAAGTCCGCGCGGCGCTCCGGGCCGGTTCCATGGAAGTCGCCGAGAAGCTCCTTGAGAAGGCCCGCGGTGGCGACTTGCGCGCAATCGAGCTCGTCCTCGCCTACGGCATCGGCAAGCCGACGGAGAAGCTCGAAGTGAGCGGTCCCGAGGGTGGCGCCATCACCATCATCAGCGAGCTCGACGACCACGAGAAGCGCGCCTTGCGCGATGCCATCCGGGCACACCTGGCGACGGTCGAACAGCCCGCATGATCGGCGCGCTCGCCGGGCTTGACCCGGAGCGCCTGCGCGCTATCGACGAGGCGCTCGGCTGGGTGCCGGAGCCGCACCAGATGGCGCCGGCCGGGGAGTGGACCTACTGGCTCTTCGTAGCCGGCCGCGGCGCGGGCAAGACGGACGCAGGCGCCCACTACGTGACCCGCCACGTCGACGGCCCCCCGTGCCTTGATGGCCCGGTCCCTCACCGAGTCGCCATCGCCGCGCCAACGCTGGGCGACGCGCGTATGACCTGCGTCCGCGGCGACTCCGGCTTGCTATCGCACGATCTCACCGCCCGCTTCGTCCTCATGGATGGCGAGGTCGTGTGGGCAAACGGATCGACCGGCCGCATCTTCGGCGCCTACACGCCCGAGGATGTCGAGCGGTGGCGCGGTCCGCAGCACTGCCTCGTCTGGGCGGACGAGCTCGCCGCATGGCGGTACCTCGACGAGTGCTGGGACATGATGCGGCTAGGCTTGCGCCTTGGGCAGCGTCCGCGCGTCGTCGTGACCACGACCGGCAAGCCGCGCAAGATGCTCAAGCAGCTCATGGCGCGGTCGGATGCGGTCGTCTCTCGCGCCACCACGAATGACAATCCCCACCTATCGCAGGGCGTGCGCGACGCGCTTTACGATCTGTACCGAGGGACGCGCCTTGAGCGTCAGGAGCTCGGCGGCGACATCGTCGAGAACGTCGAGGGCGCGCTGTGGAAGCCCGAGATGCTCGACCGCACGCCACCGCCGCAGGCATGGGGCGCCGATGGGCAGGTGCCGGCCATGCGCCGCATCGTCGTAGCCATCGACCCCGCGGTCACCAGCCGCGCCGATAGCGACGAGACCGGCATCGTGGTCGCTGGCATCGGCGAAGACGGCTACGCCTACGTCCTCGCGGATGAGTCGATGCGCGGTAGCCCGCACGCATGGGCGTCGGCCGCGGTCACCGCCTACCATCGCTGGTCGGCGGACCGGATCGTCGTCGAGACCAACAATGGCGGCGAGATGGTCAAGCTCACTCTCGGCACGGTCGATGGCACCGTACCCGTCAAGGAAGTTCACGCGAGCCAGGGCAAGCGGACACGGGCCGAGCCGGTCGTCGCCAAGTACGAACAAGGCCGGGTACGCCATCCGTACCCGTTGCCAGCCCTTGAGGAGCAGATGATGACCTGGGACCCAGCCCGCGACGCCGATAGTCCGGACCGCGTGGATGCGCTGGTCTGGGCGCTCACCGAGCTCATGCTCGCTAATCCGTGGGCGGCATCCAAGTCGATGTCGGGTGTCGCATGAGCGTCCTGCGCGGCGACTGCGTCGAGGTCATGGCGGGCATGGAGCCGGACAGCGTGGACGCCATCGTCTGCGACCCGCCGTATGGGATGGGCTTCATGGGCAAGGAGTGGGACCGCCTGGACGGTGCAGGGTTCCACGCGCCGAAGGACGAGGGGCGGACGTTCACGAACGACTCCGGCCATATGTTCGACAACCTCAAAGCCCTGCCGCAGTACGGCCCGGCTCGGTCGATGCAGGCGTTCCACCACGCATGGGCCGCCGCCGCCTACCGTGTCGCCAAGCCCGGCGCATACCTGCTGGCGTTCGGTGGCACGCGCACCGTCCACCGGATGACGTGCGCGCTGGAGGACGCTGGCTGGGTCATCCGCGACATGCTGGTCTGGGCCTACGCGCAGGGCTTTCCCAAGTCCCGCGCGTCGCTGAAGCCCGCCTGGGAGCCGATCGTGATGGCCCGCAAGCCCGGAGCGTCGCGCGACCTGAACATCGACGCGGCACGCATCCCGAGTAACGGCGAGACGATCCCCCGCGTCACCGGATCGGGCATCGTGGTCGGCGGCAAGACCAACGGCGGCTACGACAGACCGTGGAATCACGACGCGGATGCGGTAGCGCGGCGACAGGAGCGGGCCGACGCCGCGATAGAAGCGGCGAACACCCTCGGTCGCTGGCCCGCTAACGTCATCCTCACCGACCCCATCTTCGACGGCGGCTGGGACGGCGTGGTGGGCGGGGGCGAGAGCGCAGGCATGGGCCGCGTTGACACCCTGCGCAGAGGTCACACGACGGGCGCAGGCATGGGGTACGGCAGCAGCAGCCCAGCAGAGGCGCGCGACACCGGGTACGACGACCAAGGCGGGTACAGCCGCTACTTCATGGTGCCCAAGGCCCCGACCCGTGAACGCAAGCTGTCCGATGGTCGCCGCAGCCCGCACCCCACGCAGAAGCCCGAGGCCCTGATCCGTCACCTGGTGACGCTGGTGACGCCACCCGGCGGCGTAGTCCTCGACCCGTTCCTCGGAAGCGGAACCCTCGGCGTCGTCTGCGACGGGCTGGGCATGAAGTGGCTGGGCATCGAACGCGAGGACGAGTATGCCGACTGGTCCGAGGACCGCATCGCGGATGGCAAGGCGAAGTGGGAGGTCACCGCGTGAAGCCGTCGCCGTCCAATGCCGCCTTCGGCGTCTTTGCCGTTCTCCTCATCCTCGGTCTGGCGATGATCTGGTTTCCGCTTGCCATGCTCGCGGGCTCTAGCGTGGCGCTGGTATTCTCATTAGCGACCGCTCGGACAGGAGACCGCTAGCCCGTGGACATCGCCAGCCTCTTCCTGCCTACCCGTGCCGCAAAGGCAGAGTCGGGCGTGGGCGCGGTCATGATGTCGCATAGCCCGGCGGTCAGCCTCTTCCAGCGGTCGCCCCAGGCGATGATGAAGGACGCGCAGGCGGTCGCGACCAGCGACGTCACCATCCGCGCGGCCGAGCGCGTCATCGCCAACCGCGTCAGCACGACGCCATGGAAGCTCGAAGACGCCGAGGATGTCACGGTCGGCGACGGGCCGGACGACAACAGCGACCCGGCCTACCTCGCCGTGCAGTCGCTCCTTGAGAAGCCGTACAGGCCGATCCCAGGCGATCCGCAGTCGACGACCCCGCGGACGTGGTCGCAGCTATCGGCCATCACGGCACGCCACATCGGCATCTGCGGCTCGGCATTCTGGTACCTCGACCAAACCGATGCGCTGGCCGGCACGCCCCTTTCCATCCTGTACATCAATCCGGCCAGAATGACGCCGGATTTCGACGACAATGGCGCCCTGTGCGACTGGATCATCGACGGCGACTCTCGCAGCGGCGGCTCGCGCCTCGGCCTGCGGAACGTCCTTCATTTCACCCTTGAGCCTGCGGATGTCGGCGTCTTCCCCGCCGGTCTCGTCGAGACCGCCCTTGCCAAGGTCGAGATCGGGAAGTTGAGCGACCGGCACGTCTCGATGATGCTGGCCGCCGGCGGCCGTCTCTCCGGCATCATGGCGCCGAAGGAAGGCTACCTCGACGACGCCGTTTACCGGCAGCTCGTCCGCGACATCCGTACGATCTCCGAGGCGCCCGACGCGGCGAAGCGGATGCTCATCCTGCGCGGCCCGGTCGAGTACAAGGAAGCCGCCGTTAGCCCGTCCGACCTTGACCTCGTCGCGCTCAACACCCTCACCCGCGATGACAAGCTAAGCCTGTGGGGCGTGCCGCACAGCATCCTCGGCATCCCGACGCCGGGCGGTCTGGGCGGTGGCGCGAGCAAGGACAGCGACGTCGCCATCTTTTGGCAGAACGCCGTTAGCCCGCGCCTGCGGACGATGGCGGAAACGATCCAGTTTGAGCTGCTCGACCGCTTCGCGGAGCTTGGCGTCGTCGTCGAGATCGAGTTCGAGGAACCCGAGTTTGACGATGAGATGCCCGCCTTCGACATGGCGAGCAAGGCCGCCAACCTCCCGCTGACCAACCGCGAGCGGCGAGACCTCATCGGGCTTGACCCGTTCGGCGATACCCGCGACGACGAGGTCTGGCTCCCCGCCGGTCTCATGCCCGCCTATGACGTCACCGGCGCGCCTCGGCCGATGAGCCAGGAGACCTACGCCACGAACTACGCCGACCCGTTCGAGTCGGAGCAGTCGCTGTACGCCAAGGCCGGACCGGTCGGGCAGCGGCGCGACGCCATCGCCGAGATGACCGACGCGCTCAAGCGCGCCATCCGGCAGGTCGCCCGCGACACCGCGGAGAAGATCGACAAGCACTATTCTCACATCGTTGCCCGCCCCAATGACCTCTCGGTCTGGTGGAACGAGGCGCAGGTCCAGGCCACGATCCTTGAGGCGATGCGCCCGAGCATCCGCACCATCGCCGCCGAGACGCTCGCCGCGCCGGCCAAGGCGGACGCGCTGGACGTCATCCTGCCGCGCCTCATGGATCGCGTCGGCGTCCGCATCGTCACGGTCCCGTCAACCCTGTTCGGCGTCATCCGCAAGACGGTCGAAGAGGGTATCCGCGATGGCCTATCGGCGCGCGACCTCGGGAAGCTGGTTGAGACTCGCCTACGCGAAGACGAGTACATCGCTGAGCGCATCGCCCGCACCGAGGTCATGCGCGTTCAGAACTGGACGCGCGTCGAAGGCCTGCGCGAGGCTGGCATTACGCAGGTCCGCATGGTCGACGGCGACGACGACGAAGTCTGCAAGGAGCGGGATGGTCAGATCGTCGACCTTGAGACCGCCCTTGCCGAGGTGGACGCCGAGCATCCTAACGGCACCCTGCGCCTCGAACCGATCACGAGCTTCGCCGCGCTGGGCGACGCGGCCCGCGCCGAGCGCCTCGCCAACCAGGCGGGCGGCATGAAGGCGACCGTCGGGAGTATCACGATGCCGGAGATCCGACTGGAACCGATCATCAATATCACGATGCCGGAACAGCCCGCGCCCGTCGTCAACGTGGCGCCGGCCGACGTCCACGTCGCCGCGCCGGTCGTCAACGTCGCCGCGGCCGAGGCGCCGGTCGTCAACGTCACGACGCCGGACGTCACGGTCAACTTGCCCGAGCAGAAGGCGACCCTGCCGCAGGACATCCGCATCATCTCGATGCCCGAGCGGACGGTGTCGCAGGTCGTCGTCCGCGATCCGCAGGGCCGCGTGGCAGGCCTTGAGACGGTCACCGACTGATGGCGGATAACGTCACCTTCCAGAAGACGGAGCTTGCCACCCCGGCGAGCGGTACCAAGGTCTCGACCGACGAAGCGGCGAGCGGGCACATCCAGCGAGTCAAACTGGCCTACTCCGCCGATGGCGTCGACACGCACGTCCAGGCCGACGCCGACGGTCTGCTCGTCTCGCTGGGGACGCACAAGGACGTCGTCTCGGCGCCGATGTCGACGACCGACATCGCGACCGCAACGAAGGCCGCCATCTTCGGCTACACGACGAGCGGCGGCGGATCGTTCCAGCCGGTGAAGGTCACGCCATCCGGCGCGCTCACGGTCGAGGCCACGATCACCGATGGCTCCGGGCCGGTGACCGTGGACGGCACGGTCGCTGCTACGCAGTCCGGCACCTGGAACATCAACAACGTCGCGGGGACCGTGAGCCTGCCGACCGGCGCCGCGACCGAGACGAGTCTTGCCGCCGTTGCTGCGACCGCGTCCGGGTCCAACCTGCGGGTCACCCCGGTCAACCAGACACCCATCGGATCGTCGGCTGCGATGGTCGCGAGCGTCGCCGCATCCGCCACCAACGTGACGCTACTTTCCGCCAACACGGAGCGGGTCGGGTTCGCGGTGTATAACGACAGCACCGCAGTCTGCTACCTAAAGTTCGGCGCGACCGCGAGCTCGACGTCGTTTACCGTGCTTCTGTCCGGCGGCTCATATTACGAATACGCCGGCCATGGCATTTACGAAGGCCAGGTCGACGCCATCTGGGCCACCGCCACCGGGTCGGCCCGCGTCACGAGCTGGTAGCGCGATGCCCAGTAACTGGATCAACGCCCAGCGCCTCATGCCGCTATCGGTCTGGGTCGGGTCTCCGACGAGTCTGAACACCGCGCAATCGCAAGGCTCATTTGCTGGCGGGTCCTCCACAATCGGCGCGTCCAATGTGATGCTGTATCCGGTAGCGGTCACCGAGCCATACCGGGTGCGGCGCCTATGGTGGCTCAACGGGACGTCGGTGGCCGGCAACGTGGACGTCGCCATCTACGACGCGAGCGGCGTCAAGCTTGTGTCGACTGGCAGCACGGTGCAATCTGGCACGAGCACTATTCAGTCTGTCGCGGTGGACTACACCCTCGGTATCGGATCGTATTGGCTCGGTCTGGCTACGTCATCGACCGGCACGTTCCAAAGCTTCTTGACGCAGGCGAACACGATCCGACAACGCGACTCGTTCGGCATCGCGCAGCACTTCACCGTCGGGTCAGCGATCCCGCTACCCACGCAACTCGTGTTCGGCTCGAACTTGTGCTATGCGTTTCCGTACTTCGGCTTCAGCCGTCTGACGAGCATCTGATGCCTGCGTTCACGCCTTCTCCGGCGCTACTGCCGATCACCCGTGTATCGGTCAGCGACATGGACCAGCACGGCTCCGCTCTGTGGACCTACAACCGGGGCGCATCCCTCGGCAGCGGCGCGCTGGGCACCAACCTCATCACCTACATCCCCTTCCTCATCCCTGCAACGGTCACGGTCTATCGTCTCTGGTGGATGTCGATCGGCACGGCGGCGGGGAACTACGACATGGGTATCTACACGGAAACCGGCACGCGCCTGGCATCCCTTGGGTCCACGGCGTCGACACTCTCCGGACAACAGATGGTCTACGCCGATATTCCGGATACGACCATCGGGCGCGGCGTTTACTTTGTCGCGCTCGCACTATCGAGCGGGTCGCAGTCAGTCATGCGTTGGGCGCTTGCAAACGGCATGCAGCGGTCCTTGATCCTGTATGTACAAGCGACCTTCACGCTCCCTGCGACGGCGACGTTCTCGACGAACAACACGACTACCGCCCTTCCGATGGTCGGCATGGACCTGCGCGGCTACTAGATGCTCCTTCTCTTCCTCATCGGCGCGTCCGTACCGTCTGCGCCCGCCGGCCATGCCGGCCGAGAACAGCCGCGTCGTCGCCCGCGGCAGGTCGTGGTGGACGACACCGCTAGACTGGTTGAGGAGGAGGATGAGCTCGTCATCCTTCTAGCAGCGGCACAGGCCGCCGAGGATTGGAACTAGCCCGATGCCCTGGCACGTCGCAGAGTCCACCGCCTGCCCGTCCTCGCGCCCGTGGGCCGTCGTCAAGGATGAAGACGGTTCCATCGAGGGATGCCATCCGTCGCAGGAAGCCGCCGGACGCCAGCTCACCGCGCTCAACATCGCCGAGTATGCGATGCCCGCGAAGGCCACGATCCTCGATGATGATGCCTTCCGCCTGCTTGCCATCCCCTTCGGCGGGCCGATCCCGTCGCCCCATAGCCGCCGCGGCGTCGACCTTGACGGCGAATGGTTCAGCGAGCGCACCGACATCCGGCCGGATTGGCTGAAGTCGCGCGCGGTCGACTGGCACCACGGGGCCGACCAGACGCTCGGACGTGAGGTCATCGGCAAGGCCATCGACCCGACGATGGATGAGGATGGCTGGTGGGTCACGGTCTGGCTCGACCACGGCTCGCGTCGCCTGGGGCTCATCAAGAAGCTTGCCGAGCGCGGGGCCGCCCTCTTCGGATCGTCCGAGTCGGTCGCGGGCCTTGTCAAGAAGGCCGATACCGGAGAGATCCTCGCGTGGCCCTATTGGCGCCAGACGCTCAGCACCTCGCCGCAGAACACGCATAGCGTCATCCGCCCGATGAAGGCGATGCTTGGCGGCCTTGACTACTCCACCACGACGCCCGCCTTCTGGGCAGATATCGCACCCGCCCTCGCGGACCTCGCCGCGGACCTGCGCCCGACCTTGGCAGCGATGCCCGGCAAGAGCGCGGCTACCGATGACGGGCTACTCGATGCGGTCGCGATGCTCGACCGCGCGACGGCTGACGCCCTCGCCAAGGTGCGGCGAAACCGCTAACCCCATACGCCGGAACATCCGGCAGGAGACCTAGACGTGAGCAACGAGTTTGTGACCCAGGTGGTCACGGGCGGCACCTCGCCGTCTGTGAACATCCAGGACACCATCGGCAAGGCGGTCCACCGCCTCGACGAGATCGCGACCGAGATGGCCGCGGCCCGCGATGAGGATACCGCCCGGTGGCAGGCGCTCAATGAGGAGCGCAAGGCGCAGGCCGACACGCTGTCGGCGCTGAAGGCGCAGTACGAGACCACGTACCGCCAGGAGCAGACCGACGCTGCCATCCGGCAGGCCGCCGAGATCAAGGCGGAGCTCGCAGCGATGCGCGCGCCGTCGAAGGCCGCGACCCTTTCGGGCGGGCGCAACCGC